AAACGAGTCTGCGTCGGTCATAATTTCTTGTCCGCTTTCCAGCTTTGCGGTTGCCATTTGGACTTCTTCTTTTTCCTCCACTTCTAATTCTACGGAGTACTTTTCGAACAAGTCGGAAATGCGTTCTTTTAATGTCATCTTCGAAGAGTTTTTTATATAACGGTTTATTGCAATTATTCCTTATTTCTCTTTGGGTGTTCCTTTGGTAAGAGGTCGTTGTCCCCGGTGTACTTCTTGTTCTGTGGCCGCCCGTTCTTTACCAGGTAGAGGAAAGCGTTCACGCGGGCAAAGGCCCAAGCCGACGCGCTCTTAATCTTTGGAGAGTGGCTTACGTTGAACGCCCCCAAGCCGCGTTGAAATACTGCCTTCAACATCCCCACGTTCACGCCGTATCCGAGCTTCTCTTTATAGCGTTCGTTGAAATCGTCGCTCTTCTTTTTCAAGGTGGCTTCGTCTTTCTTGCTCACCTTTGCGGATCGTGTATCGGATGCGTCACCTTTTGCCGTCCCTTTGCCTTTCGGGTTTCGGTTCGGCGTATCGCTCTTAGGGGCTTTACGGCTTCGGCGCACTCCGCCTCGTGGGCCAATCTCTGCGAGTTGGTGAGTTGCTCCGGGCATATACCACGTCTTCCCGTCCAGCTCGTGGGTGTGAATGCCTTCGAGGCCCATATCCTGTGCCGCCTTACGTGCGGCTTCTTCTGTCGAGTAGGCCAATCGGTCATTAATAATGGCGTGTTCTTCGCTTATTACCTGGCTAACCATATACTCCAAAAGCAACTCTTTGAGGTGTTCCAGTCCGAGTTCTACTTCGATAGCGGATAGAAGCTCGAGTTCTGATAGTTTCGACTTCGACCAACGTAACCCGGCCTTGCCTCCCCACAACAGGTAAGAGATAGTTCCGCAGGCGCTCGTGTCGCTTGGATCGTAGTATTCTTCCGCCCGTGAGAGGTACGAGTACATTCTCTTAATCGTCTCCTCCGACACGGGTTCGCCGGCTGCTAATTGGGCACTCCGTACCCTACCGGTTTGGGTTGCGCATTTGTTACCGTGCTTCTCGTTGAGTTCGCGTCCTCGCTTTGCGTTGTTCTTTACCGCGTCGGGGTAATCGCTGTACGACTCCATATCTACGCGCTTTCCGACCTTGTATCGCTTGTCCTGCTTTACCGTAGCCTTTGCCATCTCGTACTTATTCGCGAAGTACCCCTCGATAGAAAAGCCCTTAACGCTGCCCTCCTTTACGAACTTCTGCCAAATCGCGTCGTTCTCAACCTTCATTGAAACCATCCAAGTACCGACGGGAACCTCAAGCCCGTACATACGGCTTTTGTCCTGCTCGCCTTCTACGATCCAACTCTCTACGACGTGTAGGCCGTTTATCTTGTGTTCGTGTTCGAGGGTGGCATTGGCTTGGTTGCCGTTCTTTAAGTACAGTTCCATCGCCCGTCGGACGGTCTTCTTTGAGAAGTAGACGTAATACTCTTCGTCCCCGCTCTTTCGATAGATGGGCTTGTCTGGAATGAGTGCTGCACCCATTACGATACGCTTCTCTTCGTCCTGCGTTTTGAATTGCAAGAGTTGCGCGTTCATCGCTATGAAGTCCGATTCGATAGCGGGTTGTTCTACTAGTGATATAGCGTCGATTCCGTAGAGTTCCGCTTCTTCGTCAATTACGAGTTCTATAAAATTCATCCTACGAGGGTGGCTTGGTCGTTAATACGTTGGTTGGCTTGTTGGGCGTTCGATACTTCTGAAGAGACGACGTAGGTACGGAAGCCCGTTTGCCCTGCTCCCGCCCCCAAGAATCCGAGGTCGAGTTGTGGGGCTGTGGGTGATGGTGGCTCGGTGAGGTTCGGTCGGTTTACGCTTGTCGCTGCCCCACTAACTCCCGCATCAAACTGCTGTCGGCTTATCGTTGCGATTTGTGCGGCTCCCGCTGCCCCGGCTGCCGCCGCTGCAAGGAAGCGAGAACCGGGAAAGGTTGCGTCTTTTGCGAGTGCTGACGATATTGCTTCTGCCGTGTTCATAATGGTTTGAACGATAGCGAGCTTTTTACCGATTTCGAAACTGCGCTTTGCTCGCTTGTCATCATCTTTTGTAAAAGCTTCAGATAACGAACCAATCGCGCTCAAAGTCAGCGAAGCAAATTCAAGGCTCTGGTTACCTATCAACTCCGCGTTGTTTAAAAAGTCCTCGACGGTCTCACGTTGTAAGCGTTGTTTTTCAGCTTCTGCTGTCTCCGTTCCGAGTACCTGTTGAGCGAGGCTGTTGTTATTTACTTGTAGCGTTTTATCCGCTGATTCTTGCGTGACGGTGAGCGTTTCTAACTCTTTGGTTTGTCGCTCCTCCATCGCCTTAACCGTCTCATTCGCGAGGTCGATTTCGGCTTGTAATTGTTGCCGCGTCAAATTAACTGCTTCGAGCTTTAGCGTGTTAAGCTTGTTTTGGAGCGTCGTTTGCAATTCCAAAGATTCCGAAGCCAATTCAAAAACGCGGGCTTCGAGTTCTGCCCGGCGTTGGAAGTCCTCTTCGCTGCTTTCTCCGAGTTCGATTTGTTCACTAAGAATACGTCGTTCTTCTTCTGCGTTTGCTTTCCGCTGTTCAAAAAGGGCGCGTTCCTTTGACCCTGCTTCTTCTGCTGCTGCGATTCGGTCGTTGATGTTTGCGGTTGTATCCTCTGCGAGAAGGTTCAACGCTTTAATCTCCGCTCGCTCTCGTGCCGTGGTAACGAGTTGTTCGCGCTGTCGGTCGATAAGGGCTTGTCTTGCCCGCTCTAAATCCTGCGCGATTTTGAACTCTCTTTGCAGTTCGTCCCCAAGATCCGCCGTCGCTTCGCTAAACGCTTTAACAGCTCCGATACGATCGCCCGAGAAGAACTTAACTACCGCTTCCCCGAACTTAGAAACGCGGTCAATAATGACCTGAAAGCCAGCCGAAACGCCCTCAAGAATAACCTTGAGTTTTCGCGCCCCTTCAAACGATTGCGTGAAATATGCAACAACCGTACCGAGGGCAACAACAAACGCGCCGATGCCCGTTCCTATAAGAGCAACCTTGGTAAGGTTTAGCCCCTTGGTAAAGTTGCCAACGCCTGTAACTACGTTCTTCAGTTTACCCGCAAGGCCGCCCGTTAGCTTGTCGATTTGACCAAAGACGGCATCGCCGACGCCGCCTAATCCCTCAACGGCATTTGTGGTTTCCTCGACTGCGCTTGTTACTCCGGAGGTATCCGCGTCAAACTTTAGAATATAATCCTGCTGAGTAGCCATTTGCCAATTTTATAGATGACGAATCCAAGCGCGGAAACGTATATGAAAGCGCAAAACCAATCCAGTACTTTGAACCAAAGCGGGACTTGAACCCGTTCCCCTTTGGCCTGGAGCAATTGGATGGCCTCCCCTATATAACGGTGGTTGTCTAAATTCCTCATTGCTCGAAAGGTTGGTAACAATGTGAGGTGGAGTTATCGTAACGGTAGCCGTACTTCTCGCAACATACCCGCGTCACCTGGTCAACTGTTGCCCCTGATGGATTCGAGAACTGTATTTTACCGTCTGCCTTGTCGATACCCGTTGGGAGAAATTGACAGTCCCGAATATCGGAAAGCACCTTCAGGAGTTCCACCTTTACGAGGTCTTCCGAGGTAGCGTCGTAAGAAATGGAGAGGATCCGCCAATACGTATCCTTGAGGTAAATCTTATCCGAGAACTCGAACGTAGCAATGTCTGCCCGTGTCAACCGGAAGAATGCGGTGAGCTTACGAGCGTCGGAACTGTACAATTGATTCACGAAAGGCGACCAATACTTGTAGTAAAGCGTATTCAAAGGGTTAGCTTCTACCAAATGAAAAGGGCGTTCGGGGCCATATCCTAAGTCTTCATCCGTAACCGTTGCTTCTAAGTCGGAATACTGCGAAAAGGCAGGATACGCCGTAGCGGTTTGCGTAGCGGAATTCGCGTCGTTGAACAAGTACACGTTTCCGGGTTCTCCTCCGTTCCAAAAGGCTAAACGCGGGAGCGGGTCTTTAGTTGTCTTATCGTCTTGGTCGGTATCGACCAACATACGGTGAACCGCGAATTGAGTTCCCGGAATGTAAGATACGACGTGCGGAGCGAATGGGCTTTTAATCTCTTTCGTACCTGACGCGAAATCGTTCTCCGGATCATCTACGCGGTATCGACCATACACCCTCGACGCATTTTTAAACACCAAGTCGTTAACAAGGTCTTTTCCGTTCGAGTGTGTCCAATCGTATTGGCGGCATTGTAAGTCCGTCGTTGGCTCGATTGTGATGTCTTTTGAGAGGTCTATCAGATTCGTCCAGTCCTTCGACGTTCCCGAGCTTATGTAGGTGTTGAACGGTTCAACGTACAGCTTCTTCGCGTTGTTTCTATCCGGGATGAATACGAGGTTGAACATCTTCTGCAAACCAGACACGAAGTCGATTTGCTTCATTACGGGCATATTCGCGGCAACGTCTACCGTTTGCCCGCTCGAAGGGTCTGTTATTTCTACTACCTCCCAACCCGTAGTCCCGGGGCCACTTGCCCCCGTTCCGTGCAATGTTAAGCTATCGCCGGAGTTTGATATATCGCGTTGAACCGTTATCGATTCGCCTGAATTTAAAAATATAGGGTCGGTAGTAAATGAGATGAATTCATTTTGTAACTGAACCGCTGAAAAATCGTCAATAATAGTAGCGATGTTCGTACTTCCTCCTTTTGCTAAACGCACCGTCAACCGAGTTGTTCCCGGGCCGCTCTGCGTAGCTTGTATGTTAACGCGAAAGCGGTAAAAGGCTCGAATCGGTGTTACATAGGTTGTGCCGTTGAAGTTGTTATTTTGATCGTAGAACGGTGAAGCCTCAGAAAATCCAGTCAAGTTTGTAAAACCGGAGCCGCTAACGGTGACATCACTTGTATATCCACAAAGCATTACGTTGTTCAGAACGCGCGGTGTACCTATCGGAGTCCGGTTCCCGTTGTTCATTAACAAGTAGAGATCCGTAATCTCTTCGAAGCCCGTAGCCCCGTCGAAGAAGTCGCTCTCCATCGTGTAACCCGCAGTCGTTAGAATCGTTTCTAATAGTTTCGGCACACGGAAATAAGGTGTAAAGTCGCCGTGTTCGAGTGGGTCGGAAGTAGTCCAAATGCTGTCGCTTGTCCAATTCTGCCCCTTGTCGGGAAGCCCGTAACGGATCGCACCGCTCGAAAGGCCACCTGCCCAACTCAATACAATTTGCGTGGCGTTGAGCGTGTGGTTGTAGGAGGAGAGGTCGAGGTCAGCAAGCATTGCGTCCCCTATATCGTGAGATAGGTTTGCCGTCTCTCCAAAGAATACGAGTTCTACGTCTGCGTACTTGCCCTTCTGAACGTATATCGCTTTCACCTGGACGAAGCCCCGCATTACGGGAATTGTGTTGTATGTAAGCTCCGCATCTGCTTTGGTCTTAGGATCCCAATCCGGAATAAGTCCGAACTCGTTTACCGGCCCGAAGTAATCTTGGTTCTTCTTGGTAAGTGGTACGCGGAAGGTCTGCGAAAAATTGGAACTGCTCGCGTTAATATCTTGCAAGTTGCTGAACTGATACGAGAGGTTCACGGGTTCATTCTCGTACAACTCTATTTCGTTTCCGGCGATCGTAAGTCTTAGCATCGGATAAGTTGTGCGAGTTCAACTTCGAACGAAGTAACGAAGACCTTCGAAACGGTTTCTTCTTCTACCTGCATCGAGTTCGTAGAAATCGTAACGGGAACCCACGTACCGTCGATTCGCGCCATTACGTTTTTACTCCTCATACAGAATTGAAGCAACGTGAGTTCCTCAATGGTGAGAATACCGTTCAACTGGTAGCGTTCCTTCGCTTCGAGTTGATACGGCTTAATCTGTCTGTCCGTTGGTGCGAAGCTGTAAGATGCCGCGTCGTAATTACCTACAATCTTTCGGTACGTCTTCTCCTCGCGTGTTACCGTCTTTTGCTTCTTGCCGTTAAACCGGAGGTAATCCCATCCGCCGCGCGTATTTGCCCACGCCAATTGTACCGCTTCGTTTTTAGAATATCGGCAATTATTAGTCACGCGGATTTTGTTCCCGCTTTGTACTCCTCCGGAGGTCGCAGGAACAAGCTCGTAATAAGCCCACCCGCCCGTTACGGCGTTGAGGGCGTTCGTTAAGGGAAGGTACGAAGCCGGGTAGAGATAAGCATAAAGTAGAGTTCCGTACCAATTGGATGCGGCGGCGGCGGTAGGTAACTGCCCTCCCGTAGGGCCGCCAATGGCGTAATTTAACGAGGTGTCTTCTACCCCGTCGTTATCGTACACAACCGCTATAATTTGCTCTACTTGTGAGCCTGTGTCGTCCGTATTAATAAAGGCAAATACCCCGGTATCTTCAATACCCGCTGTTGTGTAAATTATGTTGCTACTCGGTACGCGATCGGTAAGCCAAAACTTGTCGCTTGAACTCGTGCCGTAGTAGTCGTCGTATCCCGGATCTAATCCTGCGGAGAGTTGTTCGTATCCATCGAGGAGGTAAAAATTAGCGGAAACATCTTCGGCTAGGGTTTCGCTGCTTCCGTCAAAGTGCCCCACCTTCACAACGTATTTTTTAATTCCGTTGTTGGCCTTCGTATACACGTTATTGTTCAACGAGTGAATCGTAGAAGTCAGGCCGTATTTGAAAGCGTCCACCTCTACCCGCCCCGTAACGACTTCGCTCAAATCAAAAAAGGCGGTATCGTTGCTGTTTGGCGTAAGATATATTTTCGCTATCTCCGAGTTATTCTCTTCTACTTGAACTATAAAACGATAGTCGTCCGTAACGGTTATGTCCGGTGTGATAGTAAAAAGTAGCTTCTGCCCTGCGGGTATCCACTGGTCTTCGGGTGAGTCGTCAAATGATGCCATTATTTTACTGTGATATTACCGAGATTCAACTTGAACTTGTCTTTAATATCCTCCGCTACTGCGTCGCCGATTTGCTTATTGAAGCGACCGGAGACAGCTACGAAGGCTTTCTCATAGAACCGCAGCCCAACGATTCCCTTACGTTTGACGCTGCGAGCGATCAAGAAGGCGAGCGAGTTCATATTGCTTTGCGTTTGTTTCTTGAACCGTCCCTTCTCATCGCGTAGGCGGATGCCTTTTGAACGGATCCACGGCAAGAATACTTTGGACGGGGGTTGCTTGCGAAATCGAAAGAAAGGACTCTTTTGGTTCTTCTGCGTCCCGTTTACTCCCCAATGGATGAACGCGGCGTACTTCTTGGCTTTGCCCCTTGCCCCGAAGGTAACCTGCCGCACTTGGTTACCACGTACCCGGACGCGGTAAGACAGCGAGCGTTTGAGCGTTCCGGTGGCTACGCCGTAATTCTTGTTCTTGCCGATTCTACGCCCTCCGAGGCGACGTTTAGCCGATTTAACTACCTCATCGGCAAAGCGAATAATTACCTCGTTCAGATTCTTCATTTTTTATATACTATGCTTTTTTCCAGATTATATGGCCTGCAACCTTGCCGTCATTCTTGGAGCAAGTTATTGTTGTTGTGTTCGTGCTTGTTGATGCGCCTATGTTTGCATACGCCCATCCTGCCGAAACACCCGTAAGTGCGCCGCCATCAGGTGAATCTTCATTGTACTCTGCTGCAAAAGTAAAGCTGCTGTTACTAAACGTAAACGGTTCTCCGTCATTTTGATCAAAACCAATAATGACCATAAAGGTCCCGCCGTCAACGCTTGTTACAGCAGGGACGGTAACAGGGTTCGCGGTGCTAATAACGGCAGAACCTACCGCATCAACAGGGTTGGTCTGATCAACATTTGTTCCGATCATCGTCCAGAATGTCGAATATCTAGTGGTGCTAATAATTGAAAAACAATCCACTGTGCTTCCCTCTGTTCCATCAAGAACGCGAGTAAATATTAAAATATGAGCATCTGATCTCCCGCTTCCCCAGGTGGTGTTCCGCTTTGTCCATCCCGTAGGGGTTCGACCAATACCGGTTGTAGGATCGTCAATAACCCACAGTATGATAACCAAATCTCCGCTCGAAGCAGTAGAGGGCAGGTTAGCCGTATGAGGATTAGTCGTGCTTATGTTGCCGCCATCAAGAGTAACGGTTATGTCGTCAAAGCTAATATCAGCGGAAGCAGCAGGAACTGTGACGCCCGAAAATTTTGCTATGCTTGCTTTTGCTACATCATTAACTTTTGATACAGAAGAAAGCGCTATAGCGTTTACCTTACTTACAGACATTAGGCGGTAATCTCAATAAAGTCGTTAGAAGGATTAAACCAAATCTGTCCGTTGGTTCCATCCAAACAATACCCAATAATCCTGACGATTTCTCCATTGCCAGATGGCGCTGTACTTGTAATGTCTCCCGCCGTGGTCGATACGTACAACTCTTCCCCGATTGTTCCGGGGTCGTGGTCGAGCGTAAACATCCCGCGCAGTAACATCCCGTCAACGTCCGGATCTGTTCCTAATGCAATGGCCAACAAAACGCCCCCTGCTGTACCCGTTGCATCTGCATCGGCAAGTGTCCATCCGCCACTGCTGTTCAAGTAGTGCAAAGCGCCTTGCGTAGTGGATCCCGTACCAATTTTAACAATGTCGCCGTTACTACTGTAATCGGTTGAGGACGTTTTAGCAAACAAGATGTTCTTGCCATTCGTATCTAGGTCGCCTCCGAGTTGCGGAGTGGTATCTTCTACAATATGCGAAATACCACCGCCGCCCCCACCGCCTCCGGTTCCATTTGAAGCAGCGGTAATTCTGCCCTGTGCATCGACAGTAATATCTGCGGAAGTGTAACTGCCTGCGGTAACTGCCGTATTTGCGAGGTCGATTGTCCCGGTGGCTGTAATCGTCCCGCCGTCTAACCCTACCCCTGCGGTTATGCTTGTAACACCCGCGTCATCGTCTACCCAATCCAAAGCCCCGTTGCCGTCGGTCTTGAGTAATTGGTTCGCGTTGCCGTCTGTCGTTGGCAGAGTAAGCGTATAATCTGCACCTGCTGAATGCGGCGGGCTTTGTATCGTTACGCCGTGGGAGCCGTCTTCGCATTTTAACCGAATCGCACCGGGATTCGTTGCGCCTTGTATATCGACTAAACCAGTACCGTTTGGTAGCAGTTTAATATCCCCGTTCGTTGTGGTTGTTGTGATCGTGTTTGCTTGCGTGTCGAGGTTGCCTGTTAGTTGTGCGCTTGATGCCATCAACGCGCCCGCAGAGGCTACGTTCGTTGCGTCCGTTACATCGGCTCCGGTTTCGATACCTGCGAGCTTCGTAGCGTCCGCGCTTGGGTAACTGTTCTTTGCTGTGTTCGCTGTAATCGCATTCGATTGATCCGTTGTTATGGTGGTCGTGTCACCTGCTAAAGCCGTTGTGCTCGATGTACCTAATTGCAACAATGCAGTATCACCTTCTAAGGCCGTACCCGCTGACGTACCAAAACCTGGGAATGATGTTTTTGCGGTGTTGGCTGTTATGGCGTTGGCTTGTGCCGTGCTTATCGTCGTGGTATCTCCTGCAAGTGCGGTTGTACTCGTAGTACCTAACTGCAAAAGAGAGGTATCCCCTTCGAGGGCTGTTCCTGCACTTGTTCCAAAGCCCGGAAAAGAGGTCTTCGCGGTATTCGCTTGTACCGCTGCATCTTGGGATATATCGCTCGTAAGTGCGAGCGTTCCGGCGGTAGCAGGGAGCAAAACGGTAATATCACTAGAAATGCTTGGAACCCGTAACCAAATCTTTCGTGCGCCGTCGCCTTCAAACTTGAACGTGTTACCACTCTTTATGATCGTTTCCGCTACGTCTTCGGTCGTCGTCCCTTCTATTCGAATCGCAGTAAATTCTGCGGATCCGTCGGAGTCAGTTGCAACGGTAATATCTACGACACCCGGCGAGCTTTCCGTTATGGATATACCCGTAAGGTTTACCTTCATTGCAGCCGTGGTAGCTTGCAAGTCGATGTTACCCTTTGTGGTATCGTTCTTCGTGTCAAACATTTGCGCCCCCGTACTGCTCGCTCTAAATTTGTCGAGAAGCTGTTGAAGGCCTTGGTTGAGTTGAAACTTGTTTGTTCCGGTGTTGTAGGAAAGAACATCTCCACCCGACGGAGTGCCGACAATATCAACATCGGATAAATCATCCAGGGATTGCGCCCCTCCTCCTCCGGTATCGAGGGTAACCACTCCGTCGCCGTTATCGGTCAACGTGCCGTTGGTTACTTTGATTGTGCGAACGCTGAGAACATCGGTAGCAGCATCGACCGTCAACATTCGAAGGATACCCCGTCGGGCATACGCTACTTCGTCTCCACCTTCGGGGCTAACCCCGTCAATAGGTGCGTTACAAGCGTCCCACTCGTAAGGGATTGAAACGGACAAGTCGAGCAGTACCCCGGAAAGTACGTTCTTCGTTTCTTCTTCTAACGGAGTCGTCGTAGCGTTTACTACCTCGTAATCTTGGGCGAATAAGAAGATGTTTCCGCCGTTCTTAATATCCGCGATAATGTCCTCCGCGCATTGCTCCGCATCGCTTACAACCTCCTTCTGTCGGTCTACCTTCTTCGTCTTATCGGCGGGAACGTCGAGGATATATATTTCAAGGTTGTACGTCTTCGTTCCCGGATCGTAAGTGGCTCCCGTATAAACGAGATGCATAAGCGGGAAGTTCGTAAACTTTGCGAGGTCTACGTCATCGGGAGAGCCAAACGAGAAGGTTTCGATGAAGAAGTGATTCTCCGCGAATATCTTAAAGCGTTCGACGATGTTATTGAACGTAATCATTTGCGAGCTTATCTTTTAAATACGAAAGGTGTTGAAATACCACTTGTATAGGAAGTTCCGTAACCTTGTCCATCTTGAGGATGTCTTCTCCTGCGAGGGCGTGGAGGACGTGATACCAGCCCCACTTTTCGCCGACCGGATCGCTGCCTCCGCTACCTCCAGTAAAGAGGACTTGATATCGAGAAGCAGTTCGTTTCTGGTAGTCCAAAAAAAAAGCAGCGTACCGGATACGAGGTCTGCGGGCATCTCCTCAAATATGGAAGCGTCTTCTTTGGCGGTGTATTTCTTTACCTCGTATTTCTCCCCGAGTTCGTAGGTAACCTCCCGGAATAGAACCGCCATCACTTTATGCGCGTTCTTCCAGAAGTCCTCGAGGTAGTTCTCCAGGTCGATCCATTCCCCTGCCGTGAATGCGTCCCAATCGGGAACGAAGCCAAAGCGTTTTCCGTCCATCTCAACCACTTTCTCGAATCGTGCGGTCTCTTGGGTCAGGAGTTGGTCGAGGTGCGCTGTGGCGGCTTCTATGAGCTTCTGAGGCATCGTCCGTAGTTTCTCTACGGATTGCCCCGTACAAATGGAGATGCGTTCGAGTTGGTTCTCGCTTGTCATCATAACCTGAAGCTCGCCGAGGGTGAGATCCGACCATCTATGAGGGAGGCGTAATTCCATCGTATAAATAACTTGCTTTGTTCGGTTTCCTTACGTCCCGAAAGTTAGGGCAAAAAAAAAGCCCCTTCCGGGGCTTCTGTTAGATTGCTTTTGCTGCGAGCTTTGCTATTGTCTCGAGTCCTTGTTTGCTGTAGAGTAGCTGCTGTGTTTTCTCTACTGTTAATCCTTCGTCAAAACAAGCGTCGGTAAATTGCTTACAAGCCGCTTCAATGATTGCTTCAAAGTTTACTTGGCTTAACTCCTGGGTTGCTGTTGCTGTGTTCATATCGGTTTGTTTGTTTCGTTTGATGTCTCAAAGATAAGGAACTTTTCTTTTAGTTTCCAAACTTTTCTTTCTTTTTTTTTCATCCGATAGCGTAAGCCCCAAAGTTGGGGTTGGTTTGGTTAAAGGTAATCGCGTACCGCATCGCATCGATAGCGTGGTTAAATTGGTCTACTGGTTCATTCAGCTGCTTGCCGTTCTTATCCTCCTTCCATTTGTAGTTGCGAAGCTCTTTAATTAGGTTCACACTCCGCGCCGTGATAAGTAGCGGCCTTGAGTGGAGAAACTGGATTCCGCTTCTAACAGAATCGCGTCCCTTTCTTGCTCCGTGAGTATTGAATCCGTGGCCGTGTATCTCGTCGATGCTCTTTGGTTCGGCGGAGTCACATATAACAACATCCGATCTATCGACGTTATTATCTCGGAGCATTTGTGCAATATTGCTATTAGTGAGGCGCGTTGCGTAGCAGAGTTCGTCCACCGCGAATCCGTGGCCGTCGGTGTACACTCGCACGATAGCGGTTGGGTCGTTCGTATATCCGAAGTCGAGTCCGATGTTGAGTAGTTTAAATTCATTTGGTATCTGGTCTATTTCTTTCCAATGGGTTAAGATGGTTGCACGGCTTGTTCCTCGCTCTCCGAGTCCGTACACCCTCCAAAAGTTTTCGTCGGCTTCTTTGAAGCGTTCAATTTCCAGGAGTACACTTTGCGGTAGGAACGGGTTGTCTTTATACGTGGTTTTGAAGAAGTCGCAATCATCGCGTTTGGGTAATTCGTAAAGCCAATGGAATTCGTCGGAGGGGTTAAAGTCTACTATGATTCTCCCCGTGGTTCTGAGGATAAGTTGCCGCCAATCTTCGAGCGTTATTTCGTTGGCTTCGTTGATAAAGAGAACGTCACGTTTACGGCCTCGCACCTTCTGCGGTTGATCTACCGAAATAAACTCCACGAGGTTTCCCCATAGCTGGTAAGTGGCTTCCGATTTGTTGTGAAGCTCGACGTTATACGCGTCTTCGTTTTGGAGTATCTCGAAGAAGTCCCGCATTGCTGTCGCACGGAGGGCGGGGAAGGTCTTCCGGCAAATGGTTACCACGAGGCCGGAGTTCTTGTGGCAGAGTTCGATGAGGCTTTGAAGTATCGAGTACGTCTTCCCGGATCGCGTACCGCCTTGGTGTACCTGGATGCGTTTCTTTGAGTTCCTGACGTGGTAATATGTGGCCGGAAGTTTCACTCGACGGGTTCAGGCCAAGATCCAAAAACTACAATCATACTCCCCTTCATCGCGGGAGCATTACAAAACTCGCCCTGGTTATTGTAGCCTTCGAACTTGAGGCGACCACGCACGAAACGAATATCCGAGGAGTAGGGCAGAATATAGTCGTGAAATAGTTTCGTATCCGTAGAGGCAGGAATTAAGAAAACGCACACCTTCCGTTTGCTCGCTTCTTCGATTCCTTTCAGAACGAAGTTCTTTAAATGCGGGCGGGAATACGGCGGATTTACAAAGTTGCGCTTACCCCATTCCACCTGCAACCCGTCCCAACTCATATCGTGTTGAAACGGACACGGATCGAAGTCGAAGTTAAACTCCGCGTTTAGATTCTCGTAGAAATCGCGCGGCGTTCTCCAGTCGTCCGGTTGGCTTGGTTTCTTAGCTTTCATCTAACCAACTTAAAGGCTTCTTCTCTTGTACCTCTATCTCTTGCCGTTCGATATATCCGCGCTTCTTGCCTTTGGTCTTTAGAAAGAAGATAGTCGCGGCGGGGTTGCCTTCCTTTACGAGTTTATAGAGGTGGCTTTCTGCGAAGTCGAGAACGCCGTCCTGGATTGAGTCGACCGCCTTCTTATAGTCGGGGTCGTCCTTCAGCCAGTTGTAGTGAGTGCCTCGAGATATTCCGACCATTTTAACAGCAGTAGAAACGATACCCAACGACTTGTCAAGGGCTTCCAGCATTGCTGCTTTTTTACTGTCTAAATTGTTCAGTTTTACGGCTTCCATCTTCTAAAAGTTGAGCGGTAGGGTCAGAATCGAACTGCCCTCTCCCGGCTGGATGCCGGGCGCATCGCCACAATGCTTCAACCGCCTGTTTTTTCGCCTTTATACATTCCGGCTCCCGCTTCTTGGATTGCGGAATACGGTAGCGTTTCGCACGCTAATTTACACGAATTATCTAAAATTTTGATGTACCTTATTTGGAAACCGGCGATTTTCTTCGCTCCAATATCTAAGAACGGCTTAATATGCGCGCCCGAATAGAATGGGACGTTATACTTTTCGCAGAGCCTTTTTTTTCCGCTTTGTCCGTTTGTAATGGTTAGAGAAGGTACTACATCACCGTCGGGCATTCGAAGCAACATTGTGTTTTTGCGGATCTGAGTCAACGCAAAACCTGCCGCTCGGTAAATTGTGCCGTCACCGCATTGGGTCGCATCGCTAAAGGATAACACCCATTTGATGTGCGGGTAATGTTTTCGAATTAATTTAAAGGAAACGGCCAAGGCTCGGCTCTCGGAATTGCGCGGAAGCACATCCGAAAAGGCCATTCGATTAAGTTCCAAAAACTCGTTCCATTTCGTTCCCTCTACTAAACCTATGACTTTACGTTTATCAATGGGAGGGCCATATTGCATCACCCCCTCTAATTTGCCGCGATAAAAAACCCCCAAGTGAAGCTGAGAATTTGCCGCGCAGGTTCCGGAATAATGTACGCGTTTTACTAATACCGCAGCCGCCTTGCTGTTAATTGGTTTCACTTCAATCTCTTTCGCGCTCATTTTCTTCGACGTATTTGTTGCAAATGTCAAACAATGCATTCCCATTTGCGTTTTCGTTGTTGTGTTCCGCTATGGTGTGTCGATTAATTAAGTCGTCAATATCTTGGGGTATTTCAACCGTTACCAAATGACGAAATTTCTCCCATTTTTCGATGGTCGGAACGTCTGGTTGGGATTTATCGGTTAAATAATGGCTCCCCATCATTGAGCCGGTGGCCTCATTAATTTGCCTGGCTTTGATACCTTGTGCCCGAAGCCAATTAGTGAAAATATATTTCTCTTCCCGTGTTAATGCACCTCGTGCCAGGCTTATAGCGTGTTTTACTGTTTTGGTTTGTTCATCGTGTAAGTTGAAAGTCATTTGTTGGTATGGATCGCGCTCTCCTTCTGGTAAAGCAGGCATTTCCTCAAGTGTCGGGTCTTCAGGCACCCACACATCGAGCCCCCACGCTTCCAATTCCACGGCATCCCATTCGTTGGCGAGAATATCCCAATCCCATTCCCCGAAGCCGACG